TGTTTTCCGGTTCTAGGATCTACGCTAGTTTTCTTAACCAGAAATTTCTTCTCTGTGGTTTCAGTCTCGGTTTTAGTTGGTTCTTCTCCAATATTTGACAGAACGAATTGATCATCACTGGTTGGTATCTGTGATTTACCAATAACTTGGTCTGTTACGGCTTCAAGTTCAAAGTCAATTTGGGGTGCTGATATGTGTCTACGAATAGGTACTGCATTACCAGGACCATTAGCTGCAAGAACAAACGACTTCACCTTCATTGTAAAGCTGTAACGTACGACCTTCTCTTGATCTACGAAGTCGTCAATGTTCTCTTGGTTTGCAAACTCATCTTCTACATAAGCAATGAACCAGTATCCCTTGTCAGTGTTTAATCTGAACATCTTGCCTTGAGGCAAGAAAGAAGAGAAGAGAGTCATTATGAGATAGTTCATGTGTTGCGTATAGCTGGTCCAGAACACAATCTCATATGTAGCTGTGTAGAACTGTGGTTGAGGAATTGTGATTATCTCAAATACGTTGTTGCCCAGGTTGGGGTCTAATAGAATACCCTGTTGAGTACCAAGATTGACATTGATCCCTTCAGAACCTATCTCTGGACGTATTGAGGTTGGAGAAAGCTGAGCATTTTTGAGACCGATCTTGTTGATGAGGTTCTGGTAGTCTCTGTCACTGGAATCTAATCTTCTCTTGATGACAAGATTGCCTGTTGACTGATTCATACCTCTACCAACGAAGTCTTCTGGAGTCTGAGCAATAGAAGTTCTACGAATAGAGATAGCTGGAAGTAGTAAAGCTTGGTTGCGATCTCTTGGTGGTCTCAGACGCTTTACAAGAGCAAATCTTTCACCCGTTGCCATGATGACAAATGGCTTGTTGAGCTGTACGGACTTGGCATCTTCCGAACCTTCAATCTTGTAGTAAACAGTGTTGGCAGCAAAACCAATGTCCTTGTTGAACAAAGCTTTCATAGCTCTGTCAACATCTTCAATCTCACACGAAGGAATTGTTATGCCATCATCAAGCGTAGCACCTTCATAACCAGAATCAAGGTGATCCACTGGATTACGAGGGTCTCTAGGTATGTTGAAGCGCGTGAAGTTGTCAGTCATGTGATTAAGTAGAAACGATCAAGAAGCTATTCATTCATATATTCAAACCTGTATCCGTGTGTCTTTTGTCGGTCACCCTTAGCAACACGAACAATACAGCTTGGTGTAATCTCTAGCTGTTTAGAAGCTTCAATTACACTTAAAAATTCACTTATAACCCCAGAAGAAATGCAAATCGCCTTGATTTTTCTTTTGTTTGCTCTAGCTGCTGACATCTTAAGCTTTGTTTCTTCTGTATGAGTTTTCCCTGTCATTCGTGGGTTAGAAATCAAAGCTTTGTGTATCTGTGACATGTATTGTTTAGAAGCTTCAGTATGTTTCCTTCCTATAACCGACCTTGAACGTCTTTGAAATGAAGCTTCCGGACTTTTGTCTTTACTTCCTTCTCTACTGTAAGATGTTTTCTCAATATTATAACAGTTCACACAATTATCCCAGAATTGGTTAAGAAGCTTTTGCTCGGCATCAAGTCTGTCTTGCTTGGTGCCTTCAATCACTTCAAGAACTTCAAATACGAATGAATCAGCTCCATCCAAGTTGAATGATCCTTGAAGATGTCTGTTTCCGTGTTTATTTGTGATTAAATCCTTAAGATGTTGCGAAGCTCTCACTTGAAAACACTTCGCTGAACCATAATAAGTTTTGCTATTTGTTTTGTTGACTATCTTGTATGTGCCGCTAGCTTTTGAGTTTCCATTATAGATTGTTTCCATGATTACTCCCATGCAAGTATGGGTCAGGATACAAACAATTTATTCGTCGTAGAATACGTTTGCTTTCTTGGTCTCATCTATACCCACTTCTCTTGGACCTTCACCCAAAGCTGTCTGTGGAGCATCTTCTCCCAAACGATCTCTCTGTTGACGTACGTCGCCTGTTGCACCTTCAATGTTCTCAGGCAAACCTCTCTGTTGAACGAATGTCTGTTGCACTGAAGACTGTTCAAATGGTTGAGACGTATCTGCTCGTGGGGCAAAGAACGTCTTGGGATCAAATTGTCCAGGTCTTGCAAGAATGCCGGTTAGCTTGAAGCCAGTGGCATATTCTTCTTGTCCATAGATATTTCCTAGGTTAAGGAATGAAGTAATCTCAAACACAGCATCACCGTAGGTGAAGTAATCGCCCTCATGTATATTGATACCTTTATCCAGTAAGTCCCTTGCCTGTACAAAGACTTCAAGCTTGTTAGTTTGCTCTTGTCCGAAGACGTTGTTTCTGTTTTCCCAAGTTGGCTGTCCGGCGAGCACGTCAAGCTTGATGGGGTTTTCAAAAATCTTGTGAATAGCTTCATCATACACGTCGTGGACATTGGTCTTGAGCATTGAAATAGGCCAGTAGGTAATCTTCTGTCCAACAATGTCCTTTACAAATTCCTTCGTTACATCGTTAATGAATTCAATTTCTCTGCGGGTTAAGAACAAACGTGCCATGATAGTAAGTAGCTAATCATTGTCGGCGTAATTTAGCAATTCTACGACCTTCGGTCATCTTTTGAGCTGCGATGGTCTTCTGTTCTAATGTCATGGAAGCATTGCGCTTAACCATGCGTTCTTTAGCTTTCTCTCGTCTTTCCGCACTATCTTTCCAGGCTTCAGTATTGCGCTCAATTGATAGCTGACGACCTTCTTCTGTATTGTAGAAAGCTTTGATTTTGGACGAGACTTCTTGTTTGTAAGAAGGGTCTGCCCAGAGTTTTGTAAAACGATTAGATGCATCACAAGCTGTTTCCTCTGGCGTCTTAGAGAAACACGATCGTTCTTTAGCCTCTTTGGTCGGTTTGAGTTGAGAGTTATAGACTTCAATTCCTTGTTTGATGATCTCTTGGAGATGGAATTCTTCTCTAACTAATCGTTCAGCTTTGGTTGAGTTTTCCATTACTTCAATAACATCAAATACAAATGCATCTGTTCCATGTGTATTGAAACTGTTGAGAAGATGTTGATTTCTATGAGTTCCTTTTTCAAAGGCTCGTTTATGATCATACCACCTTCGTTCAAATTTAGCAGCAGAACCAATATATGCCTTGTTAACAATCGTATTGGTAATTTTGTAAATACCTGATTTGTTAGAATTGGTTTGATAATTGAATTTCATAGGTTCAGTATGAATCAAGAGCCCCCGTTTGTATTATAATCAATTACCAGATCTTAATCGCATATGCTGGAGGCATTGGAAGAAAACTCATCTGTTTCATCAGGTTTTCTGCTTGTGTAGCCTGTTGTTCTGCTAGCTTGCTGAAGCTGAGACCCTGAAGGTATTCATTGAGGTGAGTAAGCAGTCTTTCCTTGTCTTCTCTAGCTTGAGTAACCAACTCTTCACCGTCCAACTCAAGGGTAGCACCTGGGATCGGAAGACTCTTGATTTTTCTACGGATAGAACCCAAAACTTCTCTTGCGAGCGCCAGGGTATATTGCATGATCCAGTTCTTTGCCCACTGATTCAGTGTAGCATAGGTAACAAGACCAAAGGGAACATTGGCAGGGTTAGAAGCACCGAAATATGTTGCAGCTGTGGTAGAAGTTCCTCCACCAATGAGAGAACCGCTAGCATCAAAGAATGAACCGGATGGAAACGGTGTAGCATTGCTTGTAAAGCCAACTCTAATCCACAACTGGTTGTTCAAACCTTCAATTAGGTTACTTGGAGCAGGGAATACCTGAATATTTCTACCTGAAATCTTGTATGAGTAGTGAGATCTTCTTACCTTGGCAGCACTCTTGAGCATGTCAGCCCTGAGAATGTCTTCAAACAAGGGAAGAACATAGAATCTTGTGTCTGGAATGTAGCTCTCTACAGGCAATCCCTGAGCAACGAAGTTAGAAGCAAGGTTACTGTTGAAAACATACTGAAGAGGCATGAAGTGGAAGACTTCATAGATACGCATTTTGCCACCGGTAGGATTGTTGGTGGTATAAATTGGATTTCCACTATCATTGACCAGTTCTGTGTAGAGATCGTAGTTCTGAACTCCTGGTCTTAGGTGAATAGACCCAGAAAAGCTGTCTTGGGTTGAACCGAAACCAATGATGTTAGCATACGGCTCAGCTAAGCGATCAAGAAACTCCAGGTTCTGTCCAACATAGGCATTGGTTAGATTGATTGTGTTCAACCCTGTAGTGCTGTCAATAGATCCGGTAGACGTGCCTAGAAGATTAACCAAGTTGGATATAGCTTGGTACTCAATGATGTAGCCATTGAACTCACGACAAGCTTCTTCAAAGCATGCCCAGATTTCCTTCTTGGTAAGTTCAACCGAAAGAATGTCTTCTCCAAGCTTACGCATAACAAATACAACCATGCTGTCAGCGTCTCTCTGAAACTGGATGTCAGAATCATAGAGCCCGAACGGTGTTGGTCTGAGAGTTTGATTGAAATTAACCATGATTCTCTTAAATAGCGTTAATGCTAGAGGTTACGAACGAAGCTTGTCTTTGATGAAACTGAACTTCTCTAGAAACTTCTTCAGGTGATTTATGTCTTCCCTGAAGATGGTAGGCACATATGTGGGAGGCTTAACAATACCCTGTTTAGCCAAAAGGTATATACTTGGAATATCGTCTATGTAAAGATTGCCATCAAAGAGATATGGAATAAGTTCTGGATGGTTCTTGTCAAAGCACATGTCAAGGAACTTCACAATAAACAAGAACCCCTTAAGGTATATGATGTCTCTTGTGAATGGAGCTCCACCCTGAATAAGTCCACCGTGAAACACTCTTTCTGTGTTAACGAAAGCTGTGTCTGGATCATCCTTCGTCTTGTTGAGATACCACCGATAGACATCTAAGAAGCTGGCACCGTTCTCTGCCATGTTAATGGCAATAACCCTGTCTATGATCTTCTTAGCTCGGGCTGGATAGATGTTCATGGTCACAACTTCGGTTAAAGCTCCCAAACCTTCCTGAACGATGTCGGTACCGGGACAAGGCTCTCCAAGGAATTCCGTATAAGGCTGCTGGTGCCCGTTCATGAACGAACCCATATGAACCCAGCCTTCATGAACTTCAAAGACTCCAACGTCTTTTAGAGTAAACACAGCACCCTTTCGGATGTTAATACTATCAAGACCAGCATCGGCGTCAGAACTCATGTGTTCTTTTTCATGAACAGCAATATCTTTCTTGAAGTAACTCTTCAAACGTGTCTTGAGCTCCGTTACCATCTCTGAGGAGGTAACCGTCTTCTCTAACACAGGTTGTTTGATTTCAAGTTCTGTAAACCACTTGTCAAGCTTCTTGGCTATGTCAATGAGCTTCATTCCAAAGATACGATCCTCACTGGAACCATAGATCTTCTTTGAGATCTCATAGAACTCCGGAGTGTTCTTTGCTTCTGATAGTTCAAGTCCCAAGATCCATGCTTTCGTGTTACGAATAAGCATACGACCAACAGGGTCACCAGAACTTAGGTGATATTCAACTTCTTCTACGAAGTCGGTAAGTTGTTTGTGCTTCTTGGCATAGTCATAGGTTGGATCTCCGAAGTCTTCTTTTGTAACTTCGGGAAAACTCTTGAATTCCAAGGCTTGGAACTTGTTCTTGACTGAAGGCTTCCAATGGATGTCACTTAGAACAGATATGCTGTTCTGTAAGTGAATATACTTCTTTGAAAGGAGTTTGACCTTTCGTTTGTATACGGAAGTTTCTGAGTGAGCCATTTCATATAACTAGACTATTTGACGAACTGGTTAGGATTCTTCTCAATTGCGTTGAGTGACTGTCCAACTGGCGACTGAGCAGCTTGTTGTTGTGCTTGTCCCTGAGCCGTCTTGTTCTGGTTGGCTACGTTATCTAGATATGCTCTCTTCTCTTCTGGAGTGAGAGGTTGACCCGCTTGTCTCTTTGCCATCACAGCATTGATATCAACGGGCTGTGGCTTGACGTTAGGTACGGGAGGTGGGACGCTCTTGTTGCCCGGTTGAGCAGCTTGCTGAGCTGTAGGTGGTCCGCCAACCTTCTGTGGAGACTGAATCATTGCTCTGGCTGGAACGGGAGGAGGTTGAGTTCCAAATTCTTGGAGTTTACCCTTTTTCTTGGCTGCATCCATGTCTTTCTTGGACTTCTTCTTGTCATCTTCTTGAGCTCTGCGCTTACCAACAGCATCATGAGAATCACGACTGTCAGCTGTCTTAAGCTTGCTGAATGGATCTTTCTTCTTTCCCTTTGCTTCGGCAAGTTCCTTGACAAGAGCTTCTTTCACCATACCACGAACCATGGTATTGAATTCACTGAGCGTCATCTTCTTTGGTGTCTTCTTCATAGTCTTCTCTTCTCTTGCCATTGCTGTTGAACCTACTTTCTTGGTAGGTTCGTCCATAGTTCCAACAAACACTGCTGGATTATTGAAGCTGGGATTCCCGTTAGCCACTCTGTCCAACCATCTTGAGAGCCATAGCGGCTAGTTTTTCAAGTTCTCCAGGAGTTACAACTTCGCTGTCTGTAATCTCTGGGATGTTCTCTACGAATTGCATTGCAACTTCATCTGGAGACATTGCTGCTAGCTCTGGATTCTTCTTGAGAACATGAACCATAACCTTGAGTACGCGTTTAGCATCCCATGGTTCTTGATTAATCATGGACTCGTTCTTAGCATCTTTGTCACTCAATGGCTTGTGAGAAGCAGCAGCCTGAGTCATCTTTTTCTTACCATACTTCGCAACACCAATGTGATAGGCTATAGCTTTGGCACTGTCTTCACTGTGACCCTTGTCTGTGAGTTGCTTCACAAGGTTCTTGAATCCGATGTGCTTCTCGTACAAAGCATTGGCTTCACCAACGATAGCTGCACCCTCGTCTTGCTTGTGAGACTTAAAGCCTTTGTTCTTCATGTAATTGGCGAGAGCAAAAGGATTTGTGATGTCCTTGTGCTTCTTCATTCCCTTTACAGTCTTCTCCCAACCCTTTGGAGCCTTCTCGGCAAGAGCTTCTAGAATCTTGGCTTCAACTAGTTGTTTCAAAGTTTTGGCAGTAATAATGGTCATTACTTCTTTCCCATCTTCTTACCAGAAGCAGCTGCCTTCTGGAACTTACCTTTACCATACTTGTTACGACCAATCCAAGCTGCTAGAGCCTTTGGATTTTTTGCTCCCTTAGATCCAAGCTTCTTTGAGAGCTTGTCAAATCCTTGATAGTCCTCATCAAGCAAGTTGAATCTCTCGGTTACAATGTTGAACACCGTGCGATCAATCATTTCCAAGAGCTCTGTTTTGGTAATTTTCATTGGGTATACCTTCGCTATTCAAGACTTAAATAGATTCCTGATTCTGGAAATGTTACCCACCCGCCAGAACTCTTGATTTTGCCATTTAACAATTGATTAAAAGCCTTGTAAGACAGGTTACGTAACAGACACCACTCACGGACACTTCCGGTAATTGTGGCTATCTCTTTGGTTACAAGATTTGTTACGGTGACGTTGGCTGAGTGATTTTTCCAACGACCATTGAGACAGTTCTGTCTTGCCTTCTCTTTTTGTTCAGGTGTTGATTTGGACTTTCTTATGGCTTGTCCACGCTTTAAGAGAGTTTCGGGAGATGGTGACTTACAGCGCCCATCTATAAGAGGGTTTATAGTTTCTTTATTATGAGTGTCACTTCTGTTATCTGTAGCTTTGTCAACAAGATTATAGCAGTTTTTTTGTCCATCATAGAATTGATCTAGGAAGTGTTGTTCATGGTTTAGTCTATTTGCCTTATCACCTTCAACAACATCAAGTACTTCAAATCTAAATGCATCAGATCCACACTTATTAAAGTCATTTTGTAGGAATGTGTTTTTGTGTGTATTGGCGGTTAATTGGTTAAGATGATTCATTGCTCTCTTGCGAAAACAACCTGTTGAACCAACATACAAACGTTCATTTGAAATGTTGGTTATCTTGTATACGCCACCAACTTCACTATATCCATTGTAAACTATTTTCATTTTTCTCCGTTAGTTCATGTCTAACGGAATTAGTATAGTTCATGTCTAGTGAGATGTACAACAAAAAGCCCAAGTTTTTAGGCTTGGGCTTAGTTGGGCAATACCTGTTGAGGTATTATACCGGAATTAGATCAAGTTCATATCTAGCACGGTGACAGTTGCGTAAAAGTCCGCTCTGACCATCTTCTTACCGTAGCGGGTCATTACTCCCTTACGTGGCGTGAAGTCTTCCTGTGCGTAGATTACTGGAGTTAGGATCAAAGGCACGTATGGTGCGTAGATGTATCCGGACTCTAGGAAGGTGTTACCCTTCAAACCAATCAAGAGCTTGTTGCTTGGGAAGTATGGGTCCTTGTAGACAACATATCTGTTGTTTAGAGTACCGATAGCTTCTGCACCGATGGTCATTGAGTCCTTGACTTGACCGTCAGAATCAATCTTGTAAGCTGCCTTGTAAGCGACCAAGTGTTCAAGGATGGTTGCTACGTCTGGCGATGTTACGATGAAGTTACCCGAACCACGCAAAGTCTTCTTGTGGATGGTGTTAGCTGCATCTGTGATGGTCTCCATTAGGGTCTCGTACCATTCACGCACATTTCCGAAGAACTGTGGTCCTGGTGCAAGAACGCTGTTATGAAGAGCTTCCTGTCCGTTAATCTTGTTAACGATTCTACCTGGAGCACGGGACCAGTAAAGGTTAGCTGCCGATGCCTGTGATAGAAGATCGTTCAAGATTTCGCGGTCAATATCTAGAGTAATCATCTCGCTCAAGATGTTGGTCAACTCAACTTCTACGTCAATTGAATAGAAGGCTGTGAGGTCCTGAGCCATTTCTGGCGACCAGCGAGCTCTGAGCTTACGGGTTGTTGCCGTAACTGCGATGCTCTGGATCTTGATATCAACTTCAGGAATAACTGGAGTTGGTGGGTTGATAGCGAAGTCAGTTTCAAACGATGGGATCGTTAGAGTAGAACCGTCACTGTTAACCGAGAGCGCGTCTGCAATAACTGCCGAAGCTGTTACTGAGTTGGTTGCACCGTTGCTTGGCGCAGGAGCTGTTCCGGCATTTGCAACACCGATGACGAACTGGATGTGCGAGCCACCTAGTGCGTTTGGCGTAAAGAGTCCGGTATTTCCGTTCCAATCACCACGCTTGTTGAGCTTGCGAAGGTTGAGTACGCCTGTACCACCTTGGAAGTTTGCACCCCAAGCTGTTGCAGAGTTCGCAGCTGAACCGAAACCTGTGATAGCAATCTGCTCTACCGAGGTTAGATCTGTACCAACAATCTTGCTGACAAACTCGGAAGCCGAGATCATCAAGAAGGTGTAGTCTAGGGTTCCGTCAATGAGCACTTGCTCAACACCGGAATCAAAGTTTGCCCAACGTGCGTTGAATCCAACGAAGTCGGCATCTGTCGTTACAAGACCAGCTGGTGTCCAAACCGAGCCTGAGAGCCAGTAACCAACTGAATCCGAAGAACCAGTGATTGTTAGCGCTTGCTTGTGAACTCTAGAGAATCCAGTACCAACGAGGTCGTACTGACCACCAGTTGCCAACGAGCCAGAACGGATCTGGTTACCAGTTGGGTTGTTGTACACAGACTGTCCACGTGTATAGGTGTTAACAGTTGAGCTGTTAGACAGTGTAAGACCTGCATCTCCACCGACATTGCTGCCGTAGGTGTAATCCAAGTAAAACAAGAGTCCAGATGGGAGGCTCATTGGCTGAACGCTAACGATTTCATTAGCTACCAATCCAGCGAACACTCTACGAACGATTGGGAATGCCACGTTCGAGAATCCGGCAATCTGTCCAGAGCTGGTGAGTGATGCACCACCTAGAGATAGAGAGTTGCTTTCTTGAATCAACTGTGCAGTCTGATTCTCAAGGAGCTTGCTCATCGTCTCCTTCTGTAGTCCCTGCAAACCGTCCAATAGTCCGGTTGCTCCCCACTTGGAGATAAGTCTTGGGGCGTCAGCACCTAGGCTGCGCTTGTTAACGCTCTCTGCAAGTTGGGATAGTGTAAAAGTCTTATTCATAATGAGTCTCCGTGAATACCTTATTGTCTTTCAATAAGTATTAGCTTCTTTTCTTAATTCCAGCCAATTCCATTAGACGGTTGCGTTCTGGCTCTACAAGAGCTGCTCCCTCGAAGAGATTTGCCTTTGCGTCATCGCTAGCAACAGATTCTCTCAGAGAATTCGTTGAGCTACCCTTGGAGGTAACTTTTGAAGACGATCCTGCTTTTCTCTTTGAAGATGCACCCTCTAGAAGCTTCTTAACACGACCATAGATGGTCTTTGCTTCTTCAAGTGTCTTTGCCTTGTCCAGATACTCCGCAATTTTTTGCTTCTGCTGTCTAGACAAATCTTCCTTGTACAAGAACTTGTTAAGGTATAGAACCTTAGCATTCCAAAGTTGTGACTCGGTTAGTTGAGCACGTAGTGCTGTAACTTCCTTTGATGACTTTGCTTCTGCTAGCTTCTTTGCCTTTGCCATGTTCCTCTTACGACTTTCCATGTGTAGTCCTGGAGCTGGTAGACCGGATGCTTCAAGCTCTTCGCCTTCTTCACCCTCTTCGCCATGACCACCGACAGCTGGCTCTTCCTCACCGGAAGCTCCACCCATCATGTCCATATCTCCCATGCCACCTTCTTCAGAACCGGGTTCGTCGTCAACGATTTCAATCTCGTCGTCGTCGCCCATGTCACCCATACCAAGATCATCTAGATCAAAGTTGAAGTTGACAACAGTTCCACCCTCGTCTGCCATTGGAGGCTTTCCACCACCCATAGCACCTGGGACTCCACCCATCATGGCTTCATCTTCCATGTGTGGCATTGAAGGCATGCTCATCTCATCTTCCATCTCACACTCTACAAGAGCTTCCTTGAGAGCACGAATACGGCGCTTGATGTTTTCCTTCTTGATTGAACGAACTGCTTCTGCAAGCTCTTCGTCCTTAACTTCTAGGATTTCTTCGTCAACAGCACTCTTCTTCTTCTCAGAGACTGGACCAACGTCCTTCTCAGAGCCAGATGCCTTGTCGTGTTCAATCCACTCGTCTAGGTCGTCAGCGTCATCCTTGGATTCCTTCTTGACTCCCTGAACCTTAGCACTTGGGGTACTTGGACCAGCAGCTGATTGCTTCGTTGTGTCAACGTCTCCGACTTTCTTGTCGGGAATTGATGATGCAGCACCTGCGAGGTCTTGAAGACCGTCTTCAGCTGATAGAACTTCCTTGAGTTCTTCCTCAAGCTTCTTCATTTCGGCTTCGTACATCTTGCCTTCGTCCATGTCCTCATCGTCCTTGGCTTCGGTCTTGAGTGTGACGGTTGGCTCTGTAAGCTTCTTAGCATGCTCGGCTGCTTTGTCAGCAGTCTTCTCGTTTTGAGCGTTGTCCACCTTAAGGGTGCCCTTATCCTCAAAACTATCTGCTGGGCTGGTGTTTTCACCACCCTCTAGTGTATCCTCAAAAAGCTTTGAAGCGAATTCTTTTAGACTCTTCATGTCCTTACCCTTTTCTGTTCTTTGATAATTAGTGCCCACAGAAGCTTCTTTCAACTTCATGTGCAAGAACTCCAAACGATTCTCGCTCAGCTTAGCCAGACGAGAAGAAATCTTACCTGACTCCGATAGCTTTTCTAGCTTCTCATAAGCTTCAAAAAGTCTTTCTTGCAATGCTTCTTTAACTAGAGACGGTACGGAAGGTTTCCAGAAAGCTTTGTCAATTCTCAAGGCGAGAGTGTCAATACCCTCTTTGAAAGCTTCGTATGATAGTGCTTCTGGCATTTCTTCTTCCTTATTCTCTTCCCCTGGTAGTCCACCAACAACAGGAGTTTGCATTACGTTGCCAACTGGTGATGGGGCGGACTCTGGCGGTACAGCTTCTCCTGCCGAAGAAGGTGGAACTGGCAATCCCGGAGGAGTTAGTTCGCCTTCTGCACCAGCTGCTGGCATGGTCTCTGCACTTGCAGGAGACTCGTCAGGAACTTCCTGAGCTGTGTCATCTGTTGGTGTAAATAGATCTTCAAAGTCAACAATCAACTTACCATCGGGACCAGGAAGAGGCATGTTCATCATTTCCTCGCCTGATGGCTTGATTGGTGCGTCATCTGTACCTGATACAGCGGATGGTAAAGATACTGGAGATGCAGCACTGCCCATAGCACCAGCATCTGCACTCACAGGAAGATCGCTTGGAAGATCTCCAGTCATTGCTGTTGGATCGTCTTCCTCAAATAATGGGGAAGAGAGACCGGCAACTTCCTTGCCAATCATCCTCTTGATATGAGGCGCAATTGCTTCCAAAATAGCGTTCTTTGCTTCAAACTCAGCTACTTCTTTAAGCTTCTTTGCGTCTACTAGCGCTTCTTCATAAATGGTCATCGTTCATCTTTCCTTAACTAAGGACGTATTACGTTACAGGAGTAGACCTACCAAAGATAAGGTTACCAATGCGCTGTCTACCGATTCTTGCAGCGGATGTAGTTGGAGAGGCAAGACCGTCTCCGAAGAATGCTCCACCGCCACCTCTTGTTGGGGCTACAGCAGGAGCAGGAATACTTGATGGTGCCAAGCTTGCATCTGGTGATGCAGGATTTGGCGAGTAAGGTGTTCCAGGTAAACCACCACCACCGACAACTACGTCAACAAGGTTTGGAGAGCTCTGGTAGTGTCTTTCAACAGTTCCAAAGTAATGTCCAGCGTCATTCAAGAGAGCAGGAAACTCTAGAGCCTCATAGATGGTCTTGAGGTTTGCTTCTGAGTAGGTTCCATCATAGCATGGGGATGCTGGGAACAATGCTCTCAGTTCGGCAGTGCCTGACTTGCCAAGTTGGAATGTTGTTACTGGGGGTTCTGTTGTAATATAGTGATGGGTAGGCATGAGCTTAGCACCTTTCGTTCAACTGGTAATTATGTCCAATTGAAGTTATTGGTTTCCTCCAGGCAATTTTCCATTTGATCCACCAAAAGCCAAAGTAGCCCAGCGGCTCTTGTTAGCAAACGAGTTAAGTTGTACCGTGTCAGATTCTTTTTCTTGAGGGGTTGCTGGCAATCCGCCGTAACCACCACCACCAGACAGAACCTTGTCAGCTTGAAGTTTTTCTTGAAGAGTCGTCATTGCTGTATCTTGAAACACACTCTCAAACATCTTTGACTGCTTTGGATCACCCTTAGCTACAGCCATAGCAGTTGCTCTAACAGCCTCGTTCAAACGAGTGTTGGCAGTATAACCTTCTGGTGATTCCTGTTGCTGGTGTTGAGCAAACGTTGGACGCTGGTGTGAGTTATCACCAGCAAGTTGTCCAGCCGAGAGTTTACCCTCGGTAAGCAACTCAACGATGCACTCCTTTAGCATTTCTTTGAATTCGGATTTCGTTAGCTTCATGACTAGAGAACCTTTTTATTTCTGTTAAGTGACAGTATCTCGTTTACAGCACGGTCAATACGATCAGACTTATTGAATACTCTTTTAAGTACGTTGTCGTCGTAGACTTTGCCTTCAGCCATCATAAAAGCACCTGGAGTACTTGGTTCACTTACGAAGTCCCAGCAGATAAGCTGGAGGTCTTCTTGAACAACATTGTTCTCTCCAACTCTCTTGACAGACCCTAGAGCTCTTGAAGAGATACCAACCTTGATACCAGATTCAATCAAACCGGCAATGATCTTGCCCATTGGTTGACTCTCTAGAATCTCTACTTCACCTAGAAGAACGTTTCCATCCATCCAAGCTTTACGGATAACGTGACTGACGTGCTTGAGTTCTACAACAGGAGAATCTGCATGATCACACTCACCAAGTGCTCGGTTCTCACGAATGAGCTTCTGGTAATTCTCTAATTCCCTTTCAAGGATGGGTCTTGGGTAGATACGACCATTCTGGTTCAGAGTATCTGCACGCTGTAGAACGCCTTTTACGATAAGTTTTCCACCGTGAAGTTCACGGGATTCCTTGATCGTGTCAACTGAATACTCAAAGTAGCTGTATTCCTGCAATAAACGTTTACTCATCTCTTAGTTCCTTTTCAAGTTTGCAAACAGACAAGTAAAAGGTTACCATCTCGTCGGTTACGTTCTTTGTATCTTTGTACTCAGTTAGAAGCAAGGTCTTTACTTCATTGAGTTTGTCAGCCGTGATACCATCAAGACTTGAATCTTGTGAAGAGTCTTTCATAACTCTGGTTGCGTACTGGATAGTACTGAGACGAATACCTTCAAGTAATCCAGCAAGTTCTTCTCTCGCCGAAACATTGTCCTTTGAAAAGACAAAGAGACGAAGGATCTTCTTTTGATCTTCAGAAAGGAGAGAATTATACTTGGAGTTGAGCTTCTCTGTCATGATGTTCAAAACCAAGACATCAATGTCTTCGTTGGTCATGGAGAGATACTTCTTGTTCTCACTTACAGATTCACGACGTGTAAGGTGTTGAATGAGTCTGTCTTCTAGTTGAGCAGCTTCACTGATGTTCTCTGAAACAACCTTACCTCTCCAGTGGTTCAACAAGACCTGTACAGTGGCATAGGTCTTGAAGTCCTCAACTTCCTTGTTGAAGAATTCAGGATCGTTTAGAGTGGCGTTCACTTCATGTAGAAGGGCAGTCTTCTCTAGGTCAATCTTCTGTTGACTTTGCAACTTGCATGCTTCCTTGACCTGTTGGATCATGGAGTGTGCAGTTTCCTTGCTAGCAACCTTTGTGTCGTACAAAGCCTCAAACAACTTGAGTTCGCGATGCAAATCTGTGCCCTTGTGAAAGTGCTTGCGAAAGATTTCACGAGCCTTGGTAAGATCACCATCTCTACGCTCTATAATAGCTTTTGCCATATAGCGAGCAAAGAACTCACTAATCAGACCAGTATTTCTCTTTTTGTTGTGCTTGAGGAGAGACATCAGTTATCCTTCTGCCTATTGTGTCAAGAGATAATTAGTTTCTCAATCGCGAGAAACACAGGAGACTTATAAGGTTAAAGCTTAGGTACCTTTAACTCAACCCCAAGTTCATGTAGGTCAGCCTCAGAAATCAATTCATCAGAGTTTTCATCTCGTTTGAGAGGAACAACGATTTCTGACCGATCAGCTTCATTTTCTCTTAGAAGGTCTATGTCAAGTGTCGGGTGAATAGGAGCACTGGCATCCTTGAAGTTCTCAATGATGGATCTCATCTCTCTAGACAATGAAGATGTTGAAGCTCCCTTGCGAATTTCGTTTTCAATACTTTCTCTGAAGGGATTCTTTAGGAACTCGGAGTCATACACGTCTCTCAGTGATTGATTCTTTCTAGAGTTCATCATGTCGGCTAGCTTAGGAACATTGGCAGCAATTGCTCCATCGCTCTTTCTTCTAAGTCTGTTCTTCCTGTTTCTTGTAGCTTCAGCTGAAGCCTTGATAGGAAGTCCATCTCCAATGGAGTTAGAGATAACGCTGTCATCCTTTGGTTGACCGTCATATGGAGTGATCTTGGCTTTGTCGCCTTCACCTTCATCTCTTTCAGGTAGTGGAGGATTACCACCTGGAAGTTCATAGCTGGAAGGATCAAAGGGATCTACAACATCTTCGTAGTCCTTGTCAGGTTCTGTGATAAGCTCAAGTGCAGCTTTGAACTTCTTGTCTTCTTTAAGACCAAACTTGATCTTGGAAATCTGATCATCGTTGAACTGTAAGATTTCCTTCTGAATCCATTCCATGTCAACAGGTCTTTCTTCAAGACCCATGATGGTGCTAACAATGTCAAACTTGGTTGACCAGATGTCAAGCTTCTGCTGTAGAGCAACTGTAGATGGATTGGAAAGCCTTAGTTCAAAGTCATTGAGATCTTCACCGTCCCAACCACAGGCATAGAGGTGAAGCATTGCTAGTTTGTTGAGCTCAGCAATGATGATCTTTTGAATGATGTTGATACTTCTAGAGAAACGAATGTCTTCCTGGGCTAGAGTAGCCTTGGAACTTAGAGATTCGTCATAGCCCAAGTAAGCCTTTGGAACACCGAGAGCTGCGAACAACTGAGATTGAATCAGTTCAATATCTTCTGTTGCTGTAACATGCTGTCCACCGGCAAGCGTGTCAATCTTGGTGGCTGTGTTGGGTCCACGCATAGGGATGAAATAGTCTTCATCCACAGCTACGGGGTTATATCTGTAGTCTTGTCTACCGGTTAGCTTGTCAACAGCTGTCTGAGACCTAAGAGAAGCCTTTACAGCTTCCATGTAGTTTGGAACGTCATTCGGAGCTACAGTTCCAACGTCAATATAGAAAACTCTACGTTCAGGAGATCTAACAAGACGATAGACCAACATGGCGTCTACCATCATGACATACTGTCTCCAGATACGTCTTGAAGATTCCAGGAGAGAAGTTCCATATGGCAAGAACAAGTCGTTGCCAAGAATTCTCATGTGAGTAACTTGCCAGTTCTCTAGATACTTCTGTCCTCTGGTAAGCCACTTGAATCTGACAGCATATGGATCTTCTGGATCAAATCCTTCTTCGCGTTCAAGCTCGTTAACAGCAATTGGCTGAACGTTAATAACACCGATGTCGGGAGCTACTTCGTTATAGAGAAAGAAGTCTCCATACTTGCAAAGATTTCTTACATAGGTTCTTCCGTTGAATTCAATGTTGATTGTGTCGTAGAAAAGCTCTTCCAGCTTCTTCTTGATATCTGGATTGTCACTGGAGATGTGAAAGCACTGTCCGTTTTCATCACCAGAGAAAGACTCATCTGCATAGATGTCAAGTGCCTTGGCAATGATAGGAGTGTATTCCATCTCAGAGTACTCAGCGTACTGAGCCATACGGTTCAGAATGCCGTAAGCACCCATGACAGAAAACTGAGAAGCTTCTCTCTTGAATGGTAGAGGACCATTGTAGCCAAGGTTGTTCTGAGTAACTCTCTTGTCGTAATAAGAGTTATAGTCGTAGCCCTTGATCTTCCTTCTGATAGATGGTCCAGAACGGAAGATTCGTGTAAGCCTTGTGAAAAATGATTCGTTACTTGCCATTGAGTTGATACTGCCTCTGGGGATACTGTATGGCTACGTTAAGCTTCTTGACCGCCAAGAAGTTTCCAGATAGCCTCTCCCTTTGCTTGAACAGGATCAGGAAGACCTTGAATGAATTCATCCTTCAATCCCAGTTGTAGATACTTTCGCATCATTGTACCAGAAATGTTCACGCTGCTGGATCTTTCAACTGGTTTGAGTACAAGTCTTTTCTGCTTGACGAGGTTTGGCATGTATTTATCCAGTTTTTCTTTTTTGAAGTTATCCGCCAAATCCTTATTATCACCATATACTATGTGGATGTTTTTATCTGTCGGGTCCTTGTCAGCTGCTCCGAGCTTCTCATAGGCAACTCTAATAGGTGAAGGAGCGAACGACACTTCTACGTTCCCTGGCATGATGGGTATCAAGAACTTATTCCAGACAACCTGCATCGCAGAACCGGGAATAGGATGTTCACCAGGGCGTATACGGTCACCCTGACCAACAAGAAGAAAGACTTTGTCACACTCGTGAGAAGCCTTTTCAACCAAAAAGTAGTGACCTTTTGTGAATGGTTTGAAGCCACCTGGGATATAACCTATCTTAGCCATATATTGCTGTCTATCCTCTTCCCTCTATTTGGTAATCTTCCACACCCTAATTATGGTCTATAGACAGTGGTTCAGATCACTACAGGAATATCTGTTATGGAAATCCCAGTTAACCTCAAAGAACGCATTGATACTGTAATAAGTTATGTTGGTGATACCACTACCGACTGGTTACGTGTCAAGAAGGAATTGATTAATTCCTTTGCAAAGGAGGACAGGAAACTGTTCTCAGCAAGACATCCCTGTACTAAGAAACAAACCCCAAATGCTTTTGACGAATCTGTGATAGCATACTGGAAGTCAGTCACGGGTATTGAACTGGTGATAGACCCAGACAAGCTTCACGACACCGATTGGGTTCACAAGAAAAAGGGATGGGCTTTGGTAGCTATCAATGCAGAGAGAAGAAAGAACAACTATGCCAGACAATAAGTCTAATAAGCTTCTAAGGGAATATATTGAAGCCGTAGTCAAGGACACGCTCCGAGAAGACAGCGAAAGCGACTATGGTTTTGACGTAAGTCAGTATGGTGGAGGTGGGGGCGGTGGTGAAACCGGACATGGTGGAGGTAATGATCTCTATAATACCTTCATTCGTCCTTTCACTGATGTAGGACAAACTATTGCCTATGGTGTTGAGAAACTTAGTGCACAAGCTGCGACAGTTGTCAAGGGTATTCTCTATGGCTTACCAACACTCTTTGTGCCATTTCTAGACTATGACTATGAAAAATTCAGAGAAGATGAAGCTGAAAAGGTTCATGGTATAGAAGAGAAGTACAAGGAAGTACTGGGACGTAACTGGGAAGCCATCACAAGCAACGACGCCTTTGGTCTAGCCTTTGTGTTTGAACCTGGACTGTTCTTGGGAGCAAAACTCCTAGCCAAGTCTCCTGAGATTGTGTTGTCAATTCTAGATGACCTTACCAACGGCTATCAAGCTGTAAAGGATGCAGCATCTCAGTTTCATGTTGCTCTTCAAGGTATGCAGAATGGTGAACACTTGCACGAGGGTGTTGATCCAAGACTAGTTCAGGCTGTTGGAAACTTGTTGAAAGACAAGAAGGTTCAACAGATGATTGACAATAATCCTGTTGTGAAGCAAGGCAGAGCAGACGCAATGGAACTGATGGTTGATCGTGTCAGGAAGATCATGGCTGCGAAGGACTACAACACCCTTCAACAGTTACTTCCGCAAGCTGTTGGTAAGATAACTCAAGTCGTGCAAGCAAACGAGAAACAGGGCAAGCTTCCACCTCAACAAGATGCAGCTGTCAAGGCTAATCTCTTGCCACAGCTGAAGCAGAAGTACAAAGAGTTCTACATTGGCAAGTTGAACGCTGAAGCCGGTAAGGATCCAAACATGAAACCTTACATCCAGAACGCCCTAAAGCAAATTCAAGCGCTGAAATAGTCTTCTATACATCCCTTTCATAAAATCTCTATTCTATAGGTCACAATCCTATAATAGAGGTTTACACGCATGATACACAAAGAAACACTAGCAGACGAACAACCATCTTCCATTACCGAGCTTCAACCCATTGTTGAAGAGTTCGTTAAGAGACTCAGAGTCATTGAAAATGAAATCAAGTTACTGAACGACGACAAGAAGCAACTTGTTGAAGAGTTTGGTCCGAAGCTTGATGTCAAGACTCTCAAAGCTGCTATGAGAGTTGTTGAAGTCAGAGAAAAAGTTGGACACAAGGATACCTTTGACACCTTCGTTGAGGTTTTGGAGAAGCTCTAATGCCTACTGGTGATCCTCCTCTAAGACGCCCGCAACGTAACTTTGATTCGTTCAAGATGCCTCCGAAACAAGAACCTGTCAAGTCAACGATTGTCAATCGTGTATTCTATATTGACGTGTCACTGGTACCGCCAAAAGACATTCCAATGTACATGGCTAAGGTAAAAGAATCTTTGACACCTGAAACTAACAATAAGAACAATTTCGTTGAGAATGCCAAGTCTGTTGGACTATGGGAAGATTTTTTCATTCCAGTCAAGGGTGTAATACCTGGATATCCTAATCTCTGGCAGAGAATAAAGCAATTCTTTGTTGGTCGTGAACCACAAGAGATTAGCGCTACCCGCATTGAACTACACCAAGTAGAGGTAACGTTATAATGGCTCAACAAGAAAAATACGAAGTTCCAGAACTTCTATACGAAGAACCAAGACCCGGAGAGAGACCAAGTCCATTTCCGTTTATCCTGGTAAAGAAGAACAAGTCAATGCCTCCTGTGTTGTTCATTGAAGAACACAAGGAAACTGGCGAAACCGAACCAGACGAAAAGGGCAATCCACAAGAGATTCTAGATGTCTTGATGCACAAGTATGTGGACATGGAAGTCTTGAAAGAAAAACTTCCTCCGAATCTCAACGATATTGTTCGCACAGCTCTTGGCATGCAACCACTAAAGAAAGCTGAAGCTAGTGGTCAGGCTATTTTAGACAAAGTGCAGGACAACGTTGACAAGATAAAGGAAGAACTGCTCAAGAGGCAGAAAGAAGGCAAATAGATATGAAGTTACATTTTAGCGTTATTCAGAAGTTGATTTATGTGTTCCAGAACTATGGCGGTCATGAGAATGATGTCAAGCTCAAGGAACAGCTAGTGAACATTGACCTTACTCCATATGAGAGAAAAACCGGGAACCAGGACCTGATTCTAGTCTTGACTGAAGACTATATGAAACTGTTGAACAATCCCGGAGGACAATAATCGTAAGGTTATTGACACCCTAAGTGAGCAACCCTTCTATGACCGAACAACAGCCACTGCGAATAGGGCAGATCATCTATATTTTGTCTAACAAAACCCAATCTGTTGTTCCCGCGATCATTGCTGGTCGTAACATTACGGAAACACTAGATGGGAACACTGTTAGCTACAGAGTAAAGGTTGGTCCACCTGACAAGAGTCAGATCGTTGACTTGAACCGAATTGATGGAGAGCTGTACACCAACTTGGATGACATCAGAACTCTCTTGACTAAGAACCTGCAAGACTTTGTCAGTAACTTGATTAACTCAACTCAAGACAAGGTCAATAACTGGTATGGCAATCAGGGGCAAATGGGTTCCCTTCCAGGACAACCTAGCCAGAAGTTAGACCCGGAGCAGTTGATGAACGCTGTTGAGAGTGGTATGCCTGTACAATCAGTACAGATACTTCAGCAACAGAATCATCCCTTGATGCTTCAGGGTGGTCCTCAACCTAGACCCATAAGCCAACATGAACAACTTCGCAACATGGTTATACCAGATGAAGAAATGTTGGGAACAGATGACGCAATTGTCATGCCTGACGGCACAATCGTAAACAGGTAACATGAACACAAACAGAGCTGCAACTCAGGCGATGGTGAATAATGCCCTTCAACGTCCACACCAGGATGTTGTATTTGGATCCAAGGCACACCAGGAACTTCTCAAGGGAGCAACCATTCTAGCAGATGCTGTAAGGTCTACAATGGGACCTAGTGGGCACAACGTCATCATTGACAATGACATTGGACCACCTTCCATTACCAAAGACGGTGTTACTGTAGCAAGGTCTATTAACCTCAAGGACAGACTTCAATCCATGGGTGCAGAACTCATGAAAGAGGTTGCTGCCAAGACTAACGAACTTGCTGGAGATGGAACTACCACAGCTACAGTACTTGGGCATGCGCTTCTCAAGGAAGGTATCAAGATGATTGCCACAGGTAGATCATCCATTTACCTTAAGAGAGGTATGGACTTTGCTACCGAGAGAGTGATTGAAACTCTCAAGAAGAATTGTATTCCTGTTCGTAACGAACAAGATATTATCAATGTAGGTTCTATTTCAGCTAATGGAGATCGTAAGATAGGTGAACTCTTAGCTGAAGCAATCTCAAAGGTTGGTAGAGATGGTATCATCACCATTGAACCTGGAAAGTCTACTCAAACAACTCTTGACGTTGTTGAAGGCATGCAGATTGAAGGTGGCTATGTATCACCTTACTTCGTTAACAACCCAGAGAAGGTAACATGTGAATTAAATAACCCACTTATCCTTCTCACAAATAAGAAGATCTCAGCCCTGAATGATATCCTAGGACTTCTAGAAACTGTAGCCAAGAGTCAGAGACCATTGCTTATCGTAGCTGAAGAGGTTGATGGAGAAGCTCTTCACACCTTGATTGTGAACAAGTTCAAGGGGAACCTCTCTTCCTGCGTTATCAAAGCTCCATCTTATGGGGAAAACCAGTCAAACGTTCTCTCCGACATTGCTGCTGTGACAAACGGCCAAGTAATTGATGCCTCTTCTTCTATTGCCTTGAACAAGGTCACAGTGGAACAGCTTGGCAGCTGCAAGAAGGTTATCGTCAGTCGTATGAATGCTACCATCATTGGTGATTCATCAAACCCTAAAACCAAACAAAGAATTGAAGAACGTGTTGCTTCTCTCAGAACCAGTCTAGCAACCGACACAACAATGGATGACCTTAGAGTCAACCACTATCGTAAGCGCCTAGCCAAACTAGCTGGTGGCGTTGCTATCGTCAAGGTTGGTGGCTCTACAGAGGTAGAGATTCTAGAGAAGAAAGACAGAGTAGAAGATGCTCTAAATGCTACACTTGCAGCTGCCCAAGAAGGCATTGTCGCGGGTGGAGGTTGTGCTCTCTTCTATGCTGCTCTTGATGTCCAAGACGAACTCAATGCTGACGATGCTACCCTAAGTCTCACAGAAGATGAGTGGGCTGGTATTCAGGTTGTTCTTGAGGCTTGCAAGCAACCCTTGAGAACGATCGTTGATAACACAGGCAAGAGTGCAGACGTTGTCATGGACAAACTATCTAACAGAGAGAAGACAACTGAAGCTAGATTCGGGTATGATGCTGCTAAGGCAGAGTACGGTGACTTGGTTGAGAGAGGTATCATTGATCCTGTAAAGGTTACAAGATATGCTCTTGAACATGCCAGTTCAGTTGTTGGACTTATGCTTACAGCAAATGCTGTAATCTTAAATATTACAGATGACAACTCAT